TGAGCGGGCACAAAAAAAGAATGAGAAGAAACTAGTGCGGCCCTCTTTACCTTACCTCTAAGAACAAGGTACATCCCTCCAAGAAGACAGTTCCCATAAACCAATTTGGTTCTCATGATACGACCTCCATCACTTTAAGAAATACATCGCTTTCATATTATACACTAAGTGCGTACCAAGACCATTTATACCTGTAAAGAGAAGAGTGGCGCCCTTTACCAGATACTTTGGTTGTTTTAGAAAGCGGTGGGGTCTTCAATGCTTTAGTTTTTACTTAAACTTTATTCAATTATCAGCGTTAGCTGCTTTACAGGTCTAGGTTGGTTGGTCACACAGAGCCTAGATTAATTTTTTTGCCCTACCTCGGAGTGCTTGTTCACTCGCCAGTAACTTTCTTTCGGCCAACAGGTCAGAACGCAAACTGCACCAATAACGTTTTTTTACAAATTCTTAGCCAAATGTGAGACTTTACAACCATTCTCACACCATATTATAGTCTTTCTGACGGAAATTTTCAAAACCTTTTTGGAAAAATCTTGGTTTTGGAGTATAATACTATGTACGAGCAACTCAAAGGAGACAATCATGAGCAGCAAAGAGCAACCGCAGCAGTGTCAGAGTAAATTGTGCTGCAAAGCAATGGCGAACCTAAATCAGCAAGTTGAAGAGGAAAAACTTGTGGAAGATAAATCTCTTGCAGAACTACTGAGCAAGAAGGAACAAAATGAAAATCAAGATACTGAAGGGTAACACCCTAACACGATGCCGCTGGTCTGAGGGCCGGATTAATATTGGTTGCGACAAAGACTTACATTGTTGCGATCACGATCCTGCATATGCATGGATGTGTGATACTAGGAGTGATTCTTTCTCCTGCGTAACCAGTCAGGTTGACGAAGGGCAAAAATTCTATTGTAATTTAATTCCAGAGGGCAGAAGTCCCATTATTTCTACTTGTTACCTTGAAAAAGATACCCTCAAAGGCTACGACAGAGATAAATTCTCGATCCTACCGGAAGATACGAGTGTCTTACTCGTTCCTAACATCCCAACGTCGCCTAACGTCTCCGATTTTTACGGTGACGGCATGATTTTTACAAGTGATGGGGTGTTGCAGCTTGAAGAGGGCGATTTTATAACCTGTGTCAAGGGCGAGATCACAAAAGTAAACCGAAATGAGATACTTGAGATGCTTTCTAAGGGGAAAGAAGTGTCTCAGTCTCCTTCTTACAAGAAAGTGCGTGTCTCACCCGTAACCACTAGGCCAAAAAAACCGAAGCCTTCGGTTGGTACAGTGATTTTCAATAAAAATACAGGAAATTTAGAGGTTTTTACCAAAGACGGATGGAGAGGACTTAAATATGCAGATTCCCAAGGGGATGACTGAGGAAAAGGTCATTGATATTATAACCACAGTATGTAATAGGATATCTCCTAAGTACACATTCTATGGATACACAATTGATGACATAAAACAGGAGGCTTTTATTATTTGTATAGAAGCCCTTAACAGATATGATGGGGTTCGCCCTTTGGAAAACTTTTTGAGTGTAAATTTGTCGAACAGACTGAAAACATTCATGAGGGACAATTTTTTCACCGGGACGAGTAACGAGGACCGTAAGAAGGTATTCCAACCAGCACAATTGGACTACGAAGATCACATCATAGACGAAAAGAAGAAGTTTAGCACCTCTTACGAGGGCTTGGACATGGAGGACATGATTAGTGCTGTTGACAAGCACATTCCTGCCTCTATTCGCATGGATTATCTAAAAATTACCAATGATATTTATGTAGCTAAGTCCAGACGCGAAGAAATCATCGAAAAGATCAAAGAAATCCTAGAGGAACACGGATACGAAGATGAAGAAGGGTAGAATTTCAAAAATTGATGAGGCTTTCATCAAAGAAAATATATCTATAGGTGTCGAACAACTAGCAGAAAGACTAGACAGAGACCCTGATTCCCTTTTAAAATTTATCAAAAAGAAAGTTGCCAAGGGCGACATCAAAGAACCTGTATGGATGAACAGTCGTGCTAACGAAGAACGAGCAAAGTACGACTTATCTTTTAGACCATACTGGAAAGAACTAGAGCAGCAGTTTACAAAAGAAGAGCTAGAGCTTTTTGAGTACCACTGGACTAGGATCATCTCTCAGTTCAAAGATGACGTTATTCCCACAGAAGAGCTACAGGTTGTTGACCTCATCAAGCTAGAGCTACTTATGAACAGGTCACTCAAGGGCAACAAGGATAACCTAGAGCAGATCACTGCTCTAGACGCTCTCATTACGCTTGAGAGGCAACGCGACCCAGATCAAATAGATACAGACGCTCTGTTTAATATGGAGCGTCAGGTAGCGTCTCTGAAAGCCTCACAGGAGTCTCTGAATAAAGACTATCGAGAGCTACAAACAAAAAAGAATTCTATGCTTAAAGAAATGAAGGCAACAAGAGAGCAAAGGGTTCAGCGTATTGAAGACTCTAAGAAAAACTTCTCATCTTGGATGGCACACCTAGTAGCAAATCCAGAATTGACCATTCAGTACGGCCAAGAGATGGAGAAGATGCGTCTAGCTATGGAAAAGGAAAAAGAACGTCTAGCTCAATTTCACAAATATACCGATGAGATGGTAGATCAGCCATTTCTAACCCCAGATACAGTTAAGGACTAAGAAAGGAAACCATGAAAGCTATTATTTTTGGCATTACCGGACAAGATGGAAGCCACTTGGCAGACCTTTTACTCTCAAAAGGCTATACCGTTATTGGCATCTCCCGTAGAGCGAGCACAGATAACACACATAGAATCAAAAATATCCTTGGGAACGAAAGTTTCAAGCTGATTCAAGGAGACATTACTGATGCTCATTCTGTAGTACAAATTTTTAATCAACATCGTGATGTAGATGAAATCTATAATTTAGCTGCACAGTCACATGTAGCTGTGTCGTTCAAGCAACCGGCACTTACATGGGATATAACAGGCAAGGGCTGTTTAAATATCCTACAGTCTATGGTAGATCTAGGAATTGATGCTAGGTTCTATCAGGCTAGTTCTAGCGAAATGTATGGCAAGCACTACGATAGAGATCGCGAAGGTAATAAATATCAAAACGAAGATACGAAATTCATGCCTCAGAGTCCATACGCAATTGCTAAATGTGCGGCTCATCACATGACTAGACTATTCCGTGAGGCTTACGGTCTACACGCTAGTGCTGGTATTTTATTCAATCACGAGGGTGAACGACGAGGCGAAACCTTTGTAACAAGAAAAATCACAAAGTGGATTGGGGACTGGGTAAAAAGCGGTCGCGATCCTAACTTTCCGCAGCTACGTCTAGGTAACTTGGAAGCATTTAGAGATTGGGGGTATGCTGGAGATTACGTGGAAGCGATGTGGATGATGCTACAGCAGGATAGTCCACAGGATTTTGTTATCTGCACCGGCGAGACTCATACTATTCGCGAGTTCCTAGATGTAGCTTTTTCACACGTTGGAGTCGAAGACTGGTCTAATTTAGTAATTCAAGACCCTGAATTTTATAGACCAGCAGAAGTAGATTATTTAAGGGGCGATTGCAGCAAGGCAAACAACATATTGGGATGGACTCCTAATCACAGCTTTGAAGATTTGGTTAAATTGATGGTAGATCATGATACAGAATGAAGATTTACACACTTATGTTCGACATGACAGCGGTGTTACCTAGACTTAAAAAGTTTAAGCTACAGGAATTCAATAGTTCACACCCAAAGATTTTCGTAGAAGCAGATGATCCAGATGGAGCATGTTACGAAGGGTACTGTAGATTATCTGAAATTCTATTAAAACACGATGACACTAGAGCAAACGCTACATTCGCCAAGAAAATTATGGATGAAGTTCGTATAACGAAAGTCAAGTGTAAATGAAAAGAGATTACAACGACCCAGTTTATCGAACTTGGATAGCCAAAGTTAAAAAGAGAGATAAATATACTTGCCAAATGCCAAAGTGTAAGTGCAAGAAAAGATTGCAGGCTCACCACATTAGAAAGTGGTCAAGTGCCTCCATATTGAGATACGATGTAAATAATGGCATAACTCTATGCCGAAAGTGCCACGAATCAATTAGTGGGCAAGAACATTTATATGAATCTTTATTCATGGAGATAGTGAGAAAAAATGGCAAGTAAAACACCGGCGTATACCGTAATCAAAGATACGCGAGAACAAGATGGTTACACCTTTGAGAGCTTTACCGGTAGGTACACATCGTGTGCAGGTATGGTTGTCCAAAAACTTGACACAGGTGATTACTCGTTAGAAGGTCTCGAAGATAAACTATGCATCGAAAGAAAGGGAAGGATTTCTGAACTCGCAATTAATCTTGGAAAAGATAAAGCGAGATTCATGAGAGAAATTGAAAGAATGAAAGAGTTCCCGTTTAAGTTCTTAATTTTAGAATTTTCATTAGATGATGTTATCAAATTCCCAGAGGGTGCTGATATTCCACAGAGCAATATGTCTAAAGTGAAGATTACTGGTAAGTACCTACTAAAGATGCTAGTTGAGTTGCAGATGAATCATGGCATACCTGTGTTATTCTGCGATAACAAAAGAAATGCAAAGATCATGATTAACAGTATATTTAAAAGAATAAATGAACACTACTCTAAAGAGGGCTAAATATGAGTGTAGCTATTGATACAATATCAGACATCCACTCTTATGGACTAGATGTCAAGAATAGAGAGTTATACCTTCACGGATACGTCGGAAATACTGATGAAGATCCCGGAGTGGAATATAGGATGGCTGCACAATTCTATAAAAATATCAGATTGCTAGACGCTATTAGCAAAGATCCTATTATTATTCATATGTTTAGTGTTGGAGGAGAATGGGACGCTGGTATGGCGATCTATGATGCGATGTGCCTATGTCAATCTTACATTACTATTGTTGCATATGGACAAGCCTCATCTATGAGCAGTATTATATTTCAAGCTGCTGACAAAAGAGTTATGACACCAAACGCTCACTTCATGGCCCACTACGGATCTGTTGACTGCGGTGGCGATCACCTAAGTGCCCATAACTACGCAAAGGTTGATAAAAAGAATACAGAGACAATGATCGACATTTATGCCGATGGATGCGTTAATGGTAAGTATTTCAAAGAACACTACACTGACATAACAGAAGAGAAAGTTCGCAATTACCTAAAAAGAAAATTGAAAGATGGTGATTGGTATCTCGATGCTAACGAAGCGGTATACTATGGATTTGCAGACTGTGTTCTTGACACTAGGAAGTGCAAAAATATAGAGAGCCTTAAATGAAAAACCTAAAGAAGATAGAAGATGCTTGGTTGGGAATTGATGATTTTGATAAGAACAGAATTGTCAATCCGTTCGACATAGTAAACTTCAATGAAGACGACTACCACTATAGATTACTTTGGCTTATGACAAGACCAGAGTATTTCTCTTT